AACCACTTTACGAATAAAAAATTATAATATCGTTGATAAATAATACATAATTGCCGTATTGTTGTGCCTCTAGAAAGGGTAAGTCAAGGATTTAAAGATATTAGTATGAGTTTTCAGACTAATCCTCTGACAAAAGACTTGATTGCCATGAAAAATGAAAATGCAATTTCAAGATCAGTTAAAAACATAGTATTTACGAATCCTGGAGAGAAATTTTTCAAACCAAAATTCGGATCTAGCATTTCAAACTCTCTTTTTGAAAATGCAGATGACTTAACTGCAGTTCAGATTCAAACTCAAATAGAAGAATCGGTTCAGAGGTATGAGCCGAGGGTTAAATTAAGAACCGTTGATGCTAATGCCAATATAGATGACAATTCATTTGATGTCATTATTGTATATGACATTATAGGAGCGGACATTCCAACACAACAATTAGAATTCGTATTGCAACCAACAAGGTAAGATGCCACTAGTAAATTTTACAAATTTAGACTTTGAAGAAGTCAAATCGACTCTCACAGAATATTTAAAATCAAATTCCAATTTTACGGATTATGATTTTGAAGGTTCTAACTTATCATCAATTCTAGATGTATTAGCATATAATACGTACATTACTTCGTATAATGCCAATATGGTGGCAAATGAAGTTTTTATTGATACAGCAACTCTAAGAGAAAATGTAATAGCTCTTGCAAGAAATATTGGATATACACCTAAATCAAGAAAAGCAGCAACATCTTCAATAACGTTCTTTGTTGACACAACCAACATAACCCCCGTACCAGCATCTCTAACGCTTCGTAAGGGGACCATAGTAGCGTCTCAGGGCGTCTTTGGTACTGGGTCGGGGGCATTCTGCATCTTAGACGATATAACCGTCCCTGTGGTCAATAAGGTTGCTTCTTTTAATAATATACCAATCTATGAAGGAACCGTTGTAGAAAAGAATTTCACTTATAGTGCTAGGAACCCTCAGCAAAAATTTATCTTACCTAACATTGGTATTGATACTGAATTGATTAGAGTGAGTGTTAGGAATAATTCATCTGCTACAGCTACCGTAAAATATTCGTTACAAGATAATTTATTTTATATTGGTTCTGAATCAAAAGTTTATTTCTTACAGGAAGTAGCTGATGAGAGATATGAACTTTTCTTTGGCGATGGAAGTTTTGGTAAAAAACTTGATGACCAAAATTATATTACTGTAACATATTTGACATCTAACGGTGATGCTGGAAATGGATTTTCACAATTCTCTTTCAATGGAAGGATAACTTATACAAGAGATGGTAATGAATACACTGTTACTAGCGGAATATCACTTATAACGCCAGAGTTTAGTTCTAGGGGTGGATCTGCGATTGAGGGTGTAGAGTCTGTTAGAAAATATGCACCAAAAATTTATGCCACTCAGAATCGTGCAGTAACTGCAGATGATTATGAAACTCTTATTCCAGCAAGAATATATCCAGATACCGAATCAATTTCAGTTTTTGGTGGAGAAGAATTAAACCCACCACAATATGGAAAAGTTTTCATTAGTATAAAACCAAAGTTTGGAGATTTCTTACCAAATCTAATTAAAGAAAATATTAAATTAAAATTAAAGAAGTATGCAGTTGCGGGTGTTGTACCTGAAATCTTAGATCTTAAATATCTTTATATTGAAATAAGTTCAAAAATTTACTACAACACAAATTTAGCCCCGTCAGCAGCTAATGTTTCTTCAATAGTTTCTAATAATGCGTCTAAGTATGCAAATTCTACTGAATTAAATAAGTATGGTGCTCGGTTTAAATATAGTAAATTTTTGAAAATTATTGATGATAGTCATCCATCAGTAACATCAAACATTACTATTATGAAGATGAGAAGAAATTTGAGAGTTGTACCCAGTACACTTGCAGAATATCAAATTGGATTTGGAAATCAATTTCATATTGCAAATAGTTCTGGATATAATATAAAATCTTCTGCATTTAGAATTTTTGGAGTTACTGAAAATCTATATCTTGGAGATATTCCAAACTCGGAAGGAACAACTGGTTCATTGTTCTTCTTCAGTCTTCCAAATGTAGGATCTCAAAATCCATCTATTGTAAGATCTAATGTAGGAACTATTGATTATATAAATGGGATAATAACTATCAATGCAGTTAATATTACTGCTGGTATGGAAAAAGATGGTCAACAAATTATTGAAATTCAAGCAACTCCATTGTCAAATGATGTTGTCGGATTACAGGACCTTTATTTGCAACTAGATACTAGTAACAGTACATTTGAAATGGTGTCAGACGAAATCGCATCAGGACTAGATCCATCAGCATCAAGTTACATTGTGTCTTCTTCTTATGCAGAAGGTAATTTGGTTCGTGTTGGTGGACCAGAAAATGTTACACCTACTGTAGTTACTACTGCAGATATTACTACCACCAATAATTCTTTTACCGGAACAACTTCAACTTCTGGTACTTCTGGTGGATCAACGCCTTCGGGTGCTGGCAGCGGTTACTAATTTAGAGATATACAAAAAAATGTCAGAAACAAGAATCAAGTTTAGCAACATCGTTAAGAATCAACTCCCAACATATGTTGAGAATGAGTTCCCCCTTATCTCTGAATTTTTAAAGCAATATTATATTGGACAAGAATATAAAAGTGGTCCTATTGATTTAATTCAAAATATTGATCAATATGTAAAACTGGATGAACAAACTTCAATAGATCATGAAGTAATCTTGCGTGGTGATACGGATAAATTTTCCACAACAATTAATATAAATCTTTCAGATTCCCCAAAAGGAACTACAGATTTTCCTAGTTCTTATGGACTTCTAAAAATAGGTGATGAAGTAATAACATATACTGGAAAAACAATATCTTCTTTTACTGGTTGTATTAGAGGATTTAATGGTGTAACTTCATATAATTCAGATTCCAATCCAGGAGAACTTGTTTTTAGTTCCACATTAGCAGAAGAACATATAGATGGTGATACTATACAAAATTTAAGTTGTTTATTTTTAAAAGAATTTTTAAGTAAAGCAAAACTTCAATTTTTACCTGGATTATCTGAGAGGCCATTATCCTCTAATATCAACCAAAATTTATTTATAAAGCAATCAAAAGATTTTTATACAAGTAAAGGAACAGATGAGTCATATAAGATTCTTTTCAATGCTCTTTATGGAGTAAATGTTGAAATTGTAAAACCTAGAGAATCTTTATTTACACCATCAAATGCTAGAAATTTAGTTACTTCTAATTTTTTAGTTGAACCAATTATTGGTAATCCTTCAGAACTGGATAGTAGGACTATATTCCAAGGGGATAATGATAAAACATACACTTCAATATATGATGTAGAAAAAATTAATACTGGAATTGGAAAAAATTTCTTTAAACTTTCATATGATGGTGGATATAATAGAAATGCCAGTGTTCTTGGATCTACCTCAGGCGAATTCAAAGTTGCACCAAAAACTCATATAATTGGAAATGTTTCTTCTGGATCAACATTTATTGATGTTGACTCGACAATTGGATTTCCAAACTCTGGAACTCTTTATGTAGATTATCCTACAGGAGTTGCTAACCAATCTGGTATCGTATCCTATACATCAAAAACAATAACTCAGTTCTTAGACTGTAGTAATATCACTGAAACCTTAATTGATGGAGATACCTTAAGTACAGAAGATTTTGTTTCAGTCAAACCAGACGAAAATGGTTCATCAATTGTAGTTCGTCTCTCTTCAGTTCTATCTGGATTTTCAAAACAGGATGGAATATATGACTATAAACCTGGAGATAGTTTTAATATAAAAACTCTTGGTGTTGAAGAAAATTCATTTAAGTTTAAAAATTGGTTATATAATAACCCAGTAAAATATTTAATTGCAAATATTGAATTAATTGGAAATGTTTCCCCAAAAACATACAAATTAACTTTCAATAAAGATAATTATTTACTACTTGGTGATAATATTGTTATTATTTCAGCATCAGGTGCTGAAATTTATAATGCAGAAGTTTCTGATATCCTTTCTTCTAAAATTATAACGATTAAAACTTCTAGTACTCTCAATGCTGGTGTAGAATACTATGCACAACGAAGTATAAGAAAAGTAACATCTACATTTTTCCCCCAAATTAATAAGTTTCATGCAAACATTCAAAATGTTTATAAAAAGCAATATGGAGATTCAATTTTAGTTGCATCAAACTCTTTACCTTCTTATAAAGAAAAACCAATTGTTGCAAATAAACCAATAAAAACTTTTAGTGGTTCATTTGTAGGGGACACCTTAGAGATATCAGATCATGGATATTATAGCGGAGAATCTGTAGCATATACTCCACAAAAAATTACGAGCA